AAATTTAATGCCATTTCTTCTGAGTTATTAAATACTCCGTAAGAAGTACCACCAGACCCATAAGAATTTTTTGAAGCTAATCCATCATCAATAGATAAAGATAATGCACGATTTCCATAAATCATATTTTCTTCAATTGCACCATTTTTATCTAATTGCTTTAGAATAATATCAAAGTCAGAAAGATCCGTATCAGAAGAAAGATCTGCAAATACGTTACCTCTACCCTCTAAAGCTGCAAATAGACCTTCAGTTCCAGTTATATTAGCCGGGAACCCGGATCCTGCGCCAGAAGCTTTTTTAACAGCTTCTACCATAGACATTTCTAAGTAATCTTCAAACCTTTGTCTTGTTTCATGCTCAGACTTTAAATACCATAAATATCCAGAAGCACCATTTTCAGAAGTAACTTCAATCCAACCAATTTGAGCAGTGTCAGAACCGTTGATATTATAGTTATCTTTTAAAATAATAGGCTTGTTAGTATAACTCATATATGAGGCATCAATAGCCCCGTCCATTCCGGCTTCGCCTTTCGCAAATTCAGAACCATATACTAATACAGTTGCGTGATCATAATCTCCTAGACCTGTTATACCTGAAAAGTCTGCTGCACTATAACAAATAGCTGAGAATGTACCTTCAGTTGTACTTGAATTAGCACCAGCTACTGTTACAACACCTTTTAAAGTGTCACCTGTTCCAGCGCCCGCCGAAGTTTGCCCTTGGACCATAATTGTTTGCCCTACTCTAACAGCGGGTACTTGTGCAGTACCAGCAGAAGTTCCATCGGGAAGAGCG